GAACACGTACAAGCCATGCTCTAGCTGATGGTCAAATTCTTTTATATAGTGGGAGCACAGCATTATCGTACAGTATCAATCGTGCTGACTCCAAGTTTGCAAGTGTCATTTTATCTGGGGTGACCAAAGGTAGCGGAATACGCAAGGTATTGAAAATACTAGCCCTCACATCTTTCTTTAAGTTCAAGAAATCCATATCGCGCAACGTCTCGGTCATATTGTCCCATTTGAGCCCCCCCCTCTGTAATCATGGGGTTGCCCGCGTTTGCAGAACCTTTGTAATGATTGTCCAGCTGTTGTTGTAACCGATCATATTGTTCTTCAGTTAAATTCTTTTCAGTACTTAAAATACCTTTAACCGCCGCACCGTTTCTCAATAATGCTAAGTTATGAATGGAACTCTCGTTGTATTGTTCCAATTCACTGAAAATAGGCATAAGTTTGGATAATCCAAAGAAATGGTTATTATGTTGATTAGGATTAAATGTTTTAGAATGCCATAGCTCTTGATCGTCGCGGTGTATAAATCTAAATTTACGCTTCTCCTCTATACGGTTAAATAGTGCCTGACCGCCCGTAACATTGACAGTGTACCGTTGCACAAATCCGTCAGCCTTATTACCATCGGCTGTTATCCGAGCTGTCGATATATTACCAAGCTCTAGAGGCGGTCTTGTTACCCCTCCCGTTCCTACAATTATATTGTTACCAGTTATAAGAAAATATGACGCCATTTCTTGTAAAAACTCAGGCCCTGACATTTGTGGATTAGGTGTTTTTAAAATATCGAGCACCTTACTCTCACGGATAGGCACCTCGTCAATCATATCCCATATAATAGGCTCAATAGCCGCAATCTCTTCTGTAATAATATCAACAGCATTAAATAACGGCGATGTGGTTTTAAAGAACTGTAACGCCATATGCGCTGTTAGATCATGGTGATGGTGCTGTATTAAATGATGTAAAAAAGAATCGTCTGCTAAACCAGTGAGCGCAAAGCTTTTTGTCTGTAACGGATAACGAATACGTGGTGCGACATCAAAGGAGTTTCTTATTTCATACATTAACGGATCCTCACTACAACTTCTTTTGCGTCAGCCAATTCTGTCAAACCCCATACCAAGGCGTCAACCCTGTCAGGTGAGCCTATCATATTTTCAGGTACAAATTGACACATTTGATCTTCCAGAATCTTAAACTCCTTTATGTGCCGTACTAAATCCCGTTCGTAAAGACCTGATATCGGCTCTGCACGAATGAATTTCCCGCGTGAAGCGCGTACTGCTTTAAACTTTACAGTATTATCCTCGAACTTTATAGACCGTTCAACCAAATCACCGCCATTATTCACCTCACCAACAATATAATCAGCTTTTAGATCATCATACAAGTTAACTGCAATCTTTGCCCATTCGTCAGCCCTATGTCGTCCGGAATAGTCAGCTAATACCAAATAAGTCGCATCTTTTCTTTTACCCACCACCACAATACCTGTCTCATCACTGGTTTTGTTAGCGGTTACGGCCGGGTCAATAGCAATAATTAATTTTTGACACTCTTCTATAGCTTCCTGTTTTTCTAAAAACTCATGCTTGATAATATCACGTTTCCAGAGTGCACCCTCATATGAATCAAGAAACTTACCCTCAAGGAAACGCTGACGCTGTCGGGTCGGAAGCGACTCCAACATCTCCAAATAATCAGGATCAAGGTTGATCAAGTTGTCAACCGGGTTCATTAATAGGTGTTGATAAAGATGTGGGTTGCGGATTTTCTCACCAGATATAGGATCCACGTGTTCTATAAAAACCTTGTGTAACCAATGGGTTATAGGTGGCGGGTTACAATCAATATATATTTTATTCTTTAAAATGGTTTTTTGTGCAAGGCGGGTCAATGAAGTGGTATAGGGGTCATATCCCGTTTGTGACGCCTCATTGTGATAAATGGTTGCAAATTCCAGACCGAGAATCTTTTCAGTGCGTTCTTTGTCATCAAGGCCTCCTATCCATATCTCGGATCCATTGGCAAACTGTATAAAGAAATCAGATTTATTCCAATGTACGGGCGCGTCTGGAAAACATATCTTAAAAACCTTTGGGAGGGTGTCCAACCAGATAGAACGTTTAACGGCATTAAAAGCGTGTCTTAATATTAGATGTCGTGACCCGGCAGCTTTAGCGGCCCTCAAACATAACGCACGACAGAATAGAAATGTCTTACCGGAGCGTGACCCGCCGAATAGTAACGTAAACCGCTTATCATTTGTAAGCAGCTGTGTGGCCTCTATTTGTCTGCTGGTGGGTTTATATGTCACTTTCTATTTCAAGGATGGGCATTATGATATCTTTATCATTTGTGGTGTGGTCGTGCTTGTCTTTCCATCCGAGCCTGTTCGCCATGTTAAATTTCCATGAGCTCGCGTTAAAGTTCTTTATTTTTCCGACAGTTCCGGTGACTCCTATCTTTTCCCAGAACAAACCACCTTCCCTTTTCGCCTGCGCTACCCTGTCGGGAGGGAAGTCAATGGGGTATTCTTTCATGTAATATTCAACTGTTTTCCAGTCTGCGTCGACAAAAGAGCTCTGTGAATAACCTGCAGCAAGGTGTTCACAAACAGCGTCACACGCCGCCCTGCGCTCTTTTGCGGTCTTCCACTTTTTGTTGTTTGTGTTTCCCTCGGGTGCTCCCGCCATACTATTATATCACTCCGTCAATTTGTGTTTATATTGAATCATGCCATTTATCTTGAGTAAAGTTATCTTGGATTTTTTTAAATCCTTCATTGTCTACTTTCTTTGCAAATCCTCTGAACTTACACCTTGCAGGAAAACATTGTCCGGTTTCCTCAACAAAACATATCACCCAACCAAATGGATGTAATATTCTATTAACCCACCATAAAAGGCCTAGCTCTCTAAACTCTTGCCACTCTCTTTGTTCGATCATCTGTTTTGTCTTTTCCGCCACCATAATCCTCTCCTGTTGCCTCTAATATAGCAGATTTACCCGTAAAATTCTGCCACCTCTGTATTATTACTTCACAGTACGCCGGTTCTAACTCAAGTCCATAACAAATACGACCCTCTGTCTCAGCAGCTATAATTGTGGTACCGGACCCTAAAAACGGGTCATATATAATCTGTCCTATACTGGAATTGTTAATCATGGGCCGCCGCATACACTCAACCGGTTTCTGTGTAGAGTGGCCCGTTTCTGATTTGACCGGCTTATCGATGTTCCAAATAGTTGTCTGTTTACGATCGCCAGTCCAATTACCTTTTTTCTTCACCGCGTACCAACATGGCTCATGTTGCCAATGGTAATCACCACGGCTTATAGCAAAATGCTGTTTTGCCCAGATAATTTGTGAGCGTATTTCAAGACCGCACCGTTCGAGTGAATCCTGTACGATGCCGGCGAATTTACCCGCATGCCATACATAGGCAATATTACCCGGGAATAGCTCCCAGGCCTCGGACCAGTCGGAACGGTTGTCGTTATTAACCTTATTAACAGCACGGGCCCCTATCTTCTTACCATTTGATCGATCTGCCTCATTACGCCAGTTAGGATCATATTCCACACCGTACGGAGGGTCGGTCACCATAAGGTGCGGTTCTGTCTTGTTCAGTAACTTTGTTACAGTATCGGCGTCGGTGCTATCCCCGCACATTAACCGGTGGTCACCCAATATCCATACATCGCCAAGTTTTGTGATAGCTTTATCAGGGGTATCCGGAACCTCGTCCTCGTCGGTGAGTCCTTCCGGTTCTTCAAAGAAAAGCGCGTCGAGTTCATCCTCACTAAACCCGGTCAACTCCAAGTCGAAGCCATCATCCAGAAAGTGGAGCTCATTTACGAGTGTATCAATATCAAAACCGCTATTCATAGTCAGTTTGTTGTGAGCGATTATATATGCCTTACGTTGATATTCGGTGAGATGACCTAATTTGATAATAGGTGTAGTTTTGATACCAAGTTTTTGTAATGCGAGCAATCTCCCGTGGCCTTCAATAATTACCATTTCGTTATCGACCGCAATCGGGTCACACATACTGAACTCTTTAATGCTCGCTGCTATTTGATCGATCTGTTCTTCAGGATGTTGTTTCGCGTTGTTGGTATAGGGGATAAGATCCTTAACGTCCACGTACTCTATGGACAGTTCGACCTTCTTGGATTTGGACATGATTATACCTATTATTGATTTTTAAATATATGAACAGGCTCGTTGCAGAATGCGCTTAATTTACATGCAACCTCAACGGCCTCTTTAGCGGAATGCCCCAAAGCTAGCGCGGCAAGAGCAAAATCTCTACCTGCACCAATCGCATGATTATCTTTAATTTCTACACATAAAAAGTTTTCAAAATAATATGCTTTCTTATCAAGAACAATAATAAACCAGTTACCGCCAATGCCGTATTTGTCTGACTTTACCTTCCTCCAATCTAAGAACTCCTTAAACCAATCAAATATACCATCCAAATCGTTAGTTTTTATCAGGTGTGTTCTGGCATACATAAAAAGCATGGAATTAATTTCTGTAGATCCGCTTCCGCCTATAACCACATCATTAATTTTTGCTATTTTTGAAAAAGTTTGATTATCAGCATTACTGACTATGGTCCATCCATTCACAGCAATATCGTCAGCTGCTATATCAAATCCGCCTTTTGTGTTTTTCTTTACCGCCACCACGCTCATAATTCGCTTCCTTTTTAATATACTCATCAACATTGCAGATATGCGGTTCAAAGTCCACTACCCAGAGCCATGGGTTAGTATCCCAACTGTCGGGACCGTTGATAGATTGCCATAGCTCCATAAATGTATGAATAGGATCAGAGCTGTTAGGTTGTTCAATATCAACCATACCAGGAGGATGGTTGCCGGCGATATATACATCGTTCCAATTTTTTATTTTAACTTTATGTACACCTTCTGCTTGTGCATCGCTTTCCGAAATCGCCTGCAAACGTTCAACCCGGATATTAGTAACAGCGAGGGTTATACGATTAAACGCTCGTGGCATAAATATAGATGGCCTTATTTTGCCCCACGCCCAAAAAGGATTGCGCTTATAACCATCCGCTTGATAATCAATTTTATCAATGTCGTTAGCCATTAAACTAGGTTTTATATCATCCCATTTTTGCAATGTGTGCCAATTTTCACGTACCCACAATAAATCACCGGCTTCACCATATGGACATTTAGGCCATCGTATACCACCTATATTCCAGTATGGTCGCCCATCTTCATATATCTTGTCCGGCTGCGGCTTAATAATTCTCCGCGTCTGCGTCTTACGACCCTCAAGAATGGCGCGCACCATAGGGCCACTGAATAGTATCGGTTTAGTTTTCATTGTTTGATTTCCTGTATAATTTGCTCGCACCGCATGTATTACCACCATCACTGGTAACATGCAACTTTTAGCGCCTATTTAATAAGATCAGTAGTTGTAAACCCGTGACACACCTTACATTGATACTGCCTACGTGCCCGTCCCGATCTTAAATACCTTACCTGAACCTTTTTCAGCTCCGGAGATTGACAATGTTTACAAACATCTATCGGCGCACCGGTGCCCTCCTCACGTACTACCGGCACGTTCATATTGGGATGTGTGTGGTGATATGACCGGAGCTTGAGATACACCGCCTTGGTGGCTATAACATCCTGTTTGTTATATTTACGCATATACCTGAGCTCTTTAGGACACCCGTCTATAATCTTGGCCCAGTCGGGCGACTCGTCTTTGAAGCCCACGTCTAGAAAATCACACAGATAAGCCAGGCTGTTAGATGTGAACGCGAAATATTTACGGGCCATTTTAAGAGTGTCTATGCTGAGTGGCGGCGGTATGGGAGGAAGGTCGTAAAAGATAGCACGTGTATTAAATTTTTTCATATCAAACTTATCGACATTATGGCCTATTACTACACGGGCCTCTGATAGCACCTCATGTAGTTTTACAGTTACTGCGTAATCATCTAGTGGTCGGTCCGGACTAACAGAGATCACCTTCGGTTTATCGTCATCAAGATCCATCCAGGCGGCACCCAGTAGCGTCCAGTCCCGTTGGATCTGTTTATGGTTCAAATATTTTATGTTTAATCTTAATCCGTAGGAACGCACAAGTGTTTCTATATCGGTGCACTCGACGTCCCAAATCAGTGTCTTCATGAAGCCTCCCTGTTAAGAGGAGTCTCAATACTAGCAAAATTTTAACTGTCTGTTAAGGATGGGCTGATAATGTTATTGATTCCGCCGCCCATTTGTGTCTTGCTCCTCGTATTGTTTTAGGGCTTTATCACACATTTCTGCATAACTGCGATTTACCCTAGCTTTTTTATCACCGCTTTCTGTTCTCTTGTCCATATGTAGCTCTGCATAAAGTTTAAACTGGTTTCGGGCTTTCCTTAATATTGCAATCAGAGGCTTATGGTCTTGTGGGGCTTTTGGTCTGAGAATGTCGCAAACTTTCTTTTGTTCTTCTTCGGATAAATCATTAAACCATTCTGGCTGTTCGGGGTCTTCGTATGTTTCAGTTGGTAAGTATTCCTTACATACTGCCCCACTGCCAGCAAGCATATTGTTTTTAGCTATGTGATCCAGACAACAGCACCATCCTTTATCAAACGCCATTTCTAAGTCAAGAGCATCATCAAGAGCATCTTTTCTCAGCGATTCAAAATCTAATTTTTTTGTAAATAGTGGAAACGGTTTCGACATATAACTAACATCCGAACAGTCCGGCCTAGTATCACCATTAGTAAGATTATTGTCTTTCAGGTGGCCTTGTTGGTGTTTTGGGATTTGGTCTAACATATCCGCAACCTCTTGAATTATATATTCGCCGCCTTTTATGTGATCCCTAATAGCGTCCTTTAACATTTTGTTTTCTTTCTCCACCAACGGCTTATGGTCTTGTAGGGCTTTTATGGTTTCTTCCTGTTCGGTGATACGCTTTACCGCCAAAAAACCGCAATCAGCAAAAAACGCTGCTGATATATCTACCTTTTTCAACCATCCCCTAACCAGACCAATAGCTTCATTAGACATAGCAAGATCACCCTCTAAGGAATTTATCTTGGCTTTTAGTTCATCGCCCCCACCGCCAGCAAGCATGTTGTTTTGTGTGATATATTCCCGTAGTTCTTTTATACAATGCAGTCCATTATGTAACTGTACCTCATGCTTTACCGCACTATTCAAAATAACTTCCAACATGTTAACTGTATAAGATATTTCTATTTTGTCCTCCACATCAACGCTCTTATTTAGGGCTTGGCGAAACTTTTTAACATCATGCTCTATATTTCCTGCATATATTTGCGGGTCTTCTTTTTTGTCAAAATCACATTCACCGGCCTCTATTCTCCTCATGTCTCGCGCAACACTCTCGATTGAATCAATTAATTCTTCTATCGCCTTATTCATTACTTCCTCCTTGTTGGGTTATTTTGTTGCAACTATGCGAGGCACTTCTTTAAAATGACAGAACATGGCGCGACTTCCTATAGGCACAGAACAATTAAATCCCTTCCCACCATTTGCTATCTTTAGAAATTCTCTATCATTGGCCTTACACCACGCCCTCGCTTTTACTTCTGTAAAGCTTATTATGTTATCTTCCATATCACTCTCCTATTGTTTCCATTACTTTT